ATGGATAGAGTTCTTTCTAGAGATGAAGTAAAAGAGCTTATGGCTCTTTTAAGCTTAAATGTTGCTGCTTGGGGAAATATACCCTTAATGCAATATAAATACAGGCAGGCTTGCTTGAAGCTGCACCCTGACAAAGGGGGTGATGGAGAAAAAATGAAACGCTTAAATGAGCTGTTTTCTAAGATGTATACTACTATTGAAAAGCTTAGAAGAGAAGGAGAAGTTTATTTTCCTGCTAAGGTTGGTTACTTTATAGAAGATGTTGTAACTTTAGGAGATGTGCTAGGACCTACCTTTGAGGAAAAAATTATATATATTTGGCCTTTATGTGCCAGTGATTTGGTAAGACACAAATGTGGCTGTGTTTGCTGTTTGCTTAAAAAGCAGCACAGAAATGATAAACTAGCAAAACAAAAGCAATGTCTTGTTTGGGGTGAATGTTTTTGCTACAGTTGCTTTTTGCTTTGGTTTGGACAAGAATTTGGCTATACTTCATTTTTTTGGTGGAAACATATAATGCACAATATTGAATTTGATCTGCTTCGCTTGCTGGGAGAATTGATTTTGTGGGTAAGTGTCTCTTTTTTTATTTTAGGGTAATCCCACTTATGGGACTCCTGAATGGGATCAATGGTGGGAAGAATTTAATAGAGGATGGGATGAAGATTTAAGTTGTAATGAATCTTTTGCTCCCAGTGATGAGGAAGAACCGGGGCCTTCTCAAAGTGCTTCCCAGACTGCAAATGATACCAACACTCCCAAGAAGAGACCCAGAGATTCCAGCAGCAATTCAACCTGCACTCCTCCAAAAAGGCCAAGAAACTTTAATCCTGTAGATTTTCCTGAAGTACTTCTTGAATTTCTTAGTAATGCCATTTTTAGTAATAAAACTCTGAATTCTTTTGTTCTGTATACTACAAGGGAAAAGGGGCAATTCTTGTATGAAAAGGTTCCTTTAAAATTTAAAGCAATGTTTTATAGTTTGCATGAGTTTGATGGTGATAGCTTATTATTTTTATTGTTAAGTGGAAAACATAGAGTAAGTGCTATAAAAAATTATTGCTCAAATCTGTGTACAGTAAGCTTTTTATTAGTAAAAGGCTGCTTAAAGGCCTATGAATGTTACTATGCTCTTTGTAAGACTCCTTTTAAGTTAATTAAACAGAGTCAGGAACATGGTTTAAGTAAAACAGATTTTTGTGAGGAAGAAAAAGATAAAGTTGTAAACTGGCAACAAATTTGTGAATTTGCAGTGGAAGTTCAATGTGAAGACCCACTGCTATTAATGGGTATGCTATTAGACTTTGCAAAAGATGTGGAAGGCTGTTCAAAATGTGAACAAAAAAAATTAAAACACCACTATAAATTCCATGAAGCTCAAAATATAAATTCAAAACTGTTTAAGGATTGCAAAAATCAAAAAACAATTTGTCAGCAAGCAACAGACTGGGTTACTGCTCAAAGAAGATTGTTAATACTAGAAAGTACCAGAGAACACCTGCTGGTATTAAGGTTTAAATACATGTTTGAAAAAATGGAAGATATTTGTGGTGAGGTTGAAATTTGTCAATATATGGCTGGAGTAGCTTGGTTATCACTGTTAATGCCTCATTTTGATGAAATTATTTTATTTATAATAAAGGCAATGACTGAAAATGTACCTAAAAGAAGATATGTTTTATTTAAAGGCCCAATTAATAGTGGTAAAACAACTGTAGCTGCTGCAATACTTGATTTGCTTGGGGGAAAAACACTAAATGTTAATTGTCCTCCAGATAAGCTAGCTTTTGAAATTGGCTGTGCAATTGATGAATATATGGTTGTTTTTGAAGATGTAAAAGGTCAAAATGAGGGTTCTAATTCTTCTTTAACTCCCGGTATGGGAATGTGCAACTTAGATAATTTGAGGGATCATTTAGATGGTTGTGTAAAAGTAAATCTTGAAAAAAAGCATGTAAATAAAAAAAGCCAAATATTTCCCCCTGGAATTATTACCATGAATGATTATTTTATTCCTCCCACTTTACAGGCTAGAATGATAAAAACTATAAATTTTAGACCTAAGTTGTTTTTAAGAAATTCTTTGGAAAAAAATTCTGAATTGCTAAGAAAAAGAATTGTTCAAAGTGGTGTAACTTTGCTGTTGCTTCTTTGTTGGTGGCAACCTGTAATTGCATTTCATCCAGAAATTCATGATAATGTAAGATACTGGAAAGAAACTATTGAAAAGTATGTACCTTTTGGAATGTATCATGATATAAGAAGAAACATAGAATCTGGAGAAGATCCATTGAAAGATATTTTAATATGTGTAGATGCTGATGAGGATACACAACAAGACTCTGGAATTAATTCACAATAAATTATCTTGCTGCTGGAGCAACTGGTGTTTCAGTGTCGTCACTTGGCATATCTGTTACTGGGGTTCCCGGGCAGCAACGCAAGTCCATATGTCTAGTTAGAGTGGGGTCTCCTGGAAGAGGTTCTGTTCCTTGGAACACAGTTACATCCTGTACTTGATTATCAGTCCCATCCATTGGCTGTCCATCAATGCTAGGTATTTGTTTTGTAAGTAAACTGTTTAATAAACTGTTTACAGGATAAGGATTTCTCACAGCTCTTTGTCTAAGCTGCACTTGAAAATATCTTGCTAGGCCCCTGTGTCTCCTTGTATTATCTGGCATTTGAAACACTCCACAAATATCTACTGCTGTTACATACAGTCCATCTCCTTTACAAAGGGGTCCCACACCTCTATCATCCAGTAATACTGTAGAAACAGCATTTGTTGTACTAAGGACAGGAGGTGTTGTAGTTCCTCCAGTAACAGTTCCATAGTATCTAGAATTGTCATTTTTTACTGGATCTGGGCCCCAGGCCTCCACAGGATAGTAACCATCTCTGTCTAATATAGCTTTCAATGAGGCATCATAGGTTTGCTGAGTACCCCCTGAACTTGCAAAACTACCTGTGCCATCTGGATAAACAATATCAGCTGCTGGAACACAGTATTGCAAATCTAAAGGCTGTCCTCCTACTGCAAAGAAATGAAATGATACCCCTTCAACTGGTAGTGCTGGCGCAGTAGCAGGATCTGCAACACCTGGGGTATGCAAAGTTATTAAGCTAGTAACTCCTATTAATTCAGTTTTAAGCACAACTGCCTCCCACATATACAAATTTTCACAGGTCATATCTTCATTTAAGGGAGGCAGTTTAATTTTAGCTGTACTATAAGTGGGCAGCTGATTAATAGTAGGAGTATTTGTTACTGTTATTGGATCACTGTAGCCATACCATTTGTTTGTTTTTACATCATTGCCCATCCTTGGTTGAAGAATGACCTCAACTGTCATTGTGGTGTCCGGCCCTGGAATTATATTTAAAACATCTATCCCACCCTTAGAAACAATTCTAGGAACTTTAGTAGGAACTGGACATGGTATGCAAGGACATTTGTTACAAGACATTCTGCAAGATCTGGAACACGAGGGTTTTTCACACACTTTTTTGTTGGGGGCATCTGCCCTGGTACAAACAGTTTTAGTACAAACAGTCTTTCTTTTAGTCGGCATTTTCCTCTCCTTCTACTTCTTCAATCACTTCTTTAAAAAAAGGAGTTATATCTCCAAGTATTCCTAAAATTAATTGTAGCATCCAATCAGGAGTCTGTCTTTGTCTTGCTCCTCCTGGAGCTTCTCCTCTAAATATATAGTCTCCACTTAAATGTTCTGAAAAAACTGAGTTTTCAGAATCATCCACTTGAACAGAAGGTCCATAATTTCTGGCTTCTTCTAAGCGCTTTTGAATTGACCTTACTTGTGGAGGAGTAAGGCCTGGTAATTGTGCATAATACATTTCTAAATTATGGTAAACATTTCCTGGAAATCTTAAGGCCCATCTTGCACCCTCTATTAATCCCACCAAAGCATTTTGAATATTTTGTAATCCCTGCTCACCAACATTGTAAACATTATCTACAGCATTGCTTGCTAAAAGTCTTGCTGTCTGTCTGGTTTCTGACAATAAAGCTTCCCAAAAAGCTCTAGAAACTGTATTTACTAAACTTTCTCCCCAACCAGAAAGTACATTAAAATAATATTCAAAGTGTCTATATCCAGGAATAAATACATCAAAATAATCTGGTCTCCACTGTTGTAAAGCCATATTACTACCAGCATCAAATATTTGAAAAGGTTGAGTTTGTATACCAGCAGCTATAAGAGAACTAGCCCCAGAAATAGTTTGAATTAATTGAGCAGTATATACAGCATTTTCAAAGGCTTGAGGAAAATTTACTAGTAAAGAATAAGAAGTTTCATTTAGTCCAAATGTAGACAAAACCTCGGCAGCTGAGGCATTTTCTATTACTGCCAAAGAGGAAAGCTGTGATTCTACTATAGCAGCTGCTTCCCCTGAAATTATAGTTTCTGCCTCAAAGCCTGTAACTGATATTAATTCTATTAAATCAAGAATAACAGAGATTACAGCACCCATATACTTACTGTACTTTGGAGTATTTCCAAAGAAAATCTCGTGTTAACTAAGGTGAGCAGACGGCATTCCTCTTCCGTCCGTGCCAAGAGTCAATTGTCTTCCGTCTCCGCCTAGAGGGCGTTTAAAGGGCTCGTGATGAAATGTCAAAGTTGCTGTTATTGGCTTCCCGCCAACAGTCATAGGTTACTCTGGACCGCCTCCAAGAGGTGGAAACTTCTGAGTTGTCTGGGTGATTAATACTAACAGTTGCCAACAATAGCAGCTATTGACTTACCTGAGGTTAAGTAGCAAAACAATAAGCTAAAATTTTTTCTATATAAGCCGGGGGCCGGAGGCCTAAGCCTCTGTCTTTCCGGTGAAAAGAGGAAGGACTCTGGCAGCCATCTTTACCGCGTCTGCAAACTTTTTACTACTTGCAAATTCAGCAAGG